AGGACTACCTGGCGGAGCATCCTGCGGCCTCTGCGTCCATGCGGGTGGAGGGCGGCTATATCCAGTTCTCCGGCGATGGGAAAACCTGGGAAAACGTGATTGCCCTGGCCGATCTGAAAGGCCCCAAGGGCGACACGGGCGCGGGGATGGACGTCACCGGTGCAACCGTCGGCCAAATCGCCAAAATCTCCGAAGTCGACGACAGTGGCGTACCTACGGCGTGGGAACCGGCAGATATGCCGGGCGGAGGCGGAGAAAAATCCTGGACAAAGATTATTGACGTAGAAATCACAGAAAGAACACATAGCTTTATCGCAGATAACCTTGGTGGAGCAACAGAGTTCCATATCCGATGGAGTAATTTACAAAACGAATCGCAAACAGATTCAGGATTGAATCTCGTAATCAATGGGAAGGAAATTGGTACAGCCGGAGTTGGAAGCGTGGTGGCAAAGGCTGGAGTATCCAGATATGGCTGGACGCATTGTAAGTATACCGGCCTTTTTTGGCTGATTGAAATATCAGGTGGCTCTATATCTTCCGGGTTAAATTCAAGAATGTCCCTGAACTCCGTTTGGAATCTCACTGAAAGTGTAGGCGAAGCTACTACGTTAAAGCTTAGGGGAACTACGGACCAATATTCCCCGGTATCAGGAAAATTGGAGGTATGGGCACGATGAAAATCTACAAAAACGGCATAATCCGGGAGGCCACCCCGGAAGAAATCACGGAAATGGAAGAGGCTCGCCTCCGCTACGAGGCAGAAGAAAAGCACCGTCCCCTATCCACCGAGGAAGTCCAGGCTATGCTCATCCGCCAGCAGGTGAACACCCTAACCGTGGACGATGCAACGGCCCTCCGTATGGCAGCATTCTATCCCGAATGGGAAAGCGGGAAGGCCTACACGGCTGAAAATGGTTGCCCGGTGGGCTATAAGGTAGTCCGGGCCGGGAAGCTCTGGAAGCTCCGCCAGGAACACACTTCCCAGGATGACTGGGCGCCCGGCTCTGCCGGGACAGAATCCCTCTGGGAGGAAATCTGTGAACAGCACGATGGCACGAAATACGATGCTATCCCCTACAACGGCAATATGGCATTAGAGGCCGGGAAGTATTACACCCAGGACGGCGTATTATACAAGTGTATCCGAGATACCGGGAACCCCGTGTATCATGCCTTGAGTGCGTTGGTGGGAATCTATGTGGAGGTGGTTGAAAATGGCTCTTGAAAAAGTGGTGTACGAGGATAACGTAACGGTTATCACTGCCGCCCAGCTGAATGCTATCCAGGATGAGATTATCCGGGTGGCGGGGAAAATCGACGCTATCGCCGATGGGACGGAGGTGAGCTACTGATGGCAAAGAAGCTCTATGAGGAGGCAAGCGTCCAGGCCATCGCAAATGCCATCCGAGCCAAAAACGGCAGTACGGCCACCTATAAAATCGCCGAAATGGCCGGGGCCGTCCAGGCCCTCACCGGCGCGGAGGATGTGCAGTGGCATCAGTGCCCGGAAGCGGTACGCAATTACCTTGCCAACGTGACCTATGACCCAAGCGACTACAGCACGTCACAGATTGCCGACTATGCGCCTGCTGCGGCTGTCCAGAGCAACACCAAGCCCATCGGGAAAGTCGTTGACGGCAAAACCTTTTACAATGAGCCGCCGAATGTCCTGACCCCGTTTGCCACCACTCATAAGGCAGGAACACTCAAGCCTTTAGACCAGGTCCGATGGGTCAACACCTCGCAGACACAAAATGTCCGTGATATTGGCGGCTGGGCTTGTGACGGTGGCACTGTCAAATACGGGAAAATATTCCGTGGTGCTGAACCCGCTCAAGCAGACGCAACTTTGCTTACTGGGGAAGTCGGAATAAGAGCTGAGTTGGAGCTACAGGGAACGGAAGGCGGCAACTCTAACGTCCTTGCTGGGAAAGTGGATTATTGCTGCCCTTTGAATGGCTCCTACTGGGCTTATTACTCTGCGATTCTTAACAATAAACCGCAGGCAAAGGAAGCGCTTGAATTCGCAATGTCTTGCGCTTGCCATGGGAAACCGGTCTATGTCCACTGTTCTGCCGGGGCAGATCGCACGGGCACGGTCGTTTGTATTCTGGAGGGAATCCTCGGCGTGTCACAATCTGATTGCGATAAGGACTACGAAATGACCTCCTTCACAGGCAGCGGAGATAACTGTTACCTGCGTAAAAGATGCGGAAGAACAGCGGAAGAAACAGGAACTGTCGCAGAAACTGGATACAAGCAGTTTATCTCCGGCATCGCAGCATTGCCGGGTGCCACATTCCGGGATAAATGCGTGAATTTTGTCTTGTCGTGCGGAATCACAGCAGAGCAGATAAACGCATTCCGCGCCGCTATGATCGACGGGACGCCGGAAACATTGTCGCCAACGGTCAGCAGTTATACAGTATCCCGGGCGCTTGCTGGGGCTACTGCGGATAACAGTGCAGCGTCGGCCACACAGTACCAGCCGTATGAGACGAAGATCGAACCGGCGGACGGTAAGGTTATCAGCAGCGTAAAGGTCACCATGGGCGGTGTGGACATCACGTCCGCCGTATTCTCCGGGCAGCGGACGAATATGCGGCACGCGGTCACAGCAAGCCTGACAAACTGCGCCACTAATAACCGCAAAAAGGCTGTGATCGACGGCGAAGGCTATGGCGCAACGATCACGGCGGCCACCGGATGCACCTTGGACGGAGCGGCAGTGAAAATTATGATGGGAGGTATAGATATGTCAGCAACATATTATTCTAACGGAAAGATCGCTATCCCGAACGTGACTGGGGATATTGCAATTACCGTAACAGCCGTGGCCACAGCGCCCAATTATACCAACTTGTTCGACGCAAGCAAAATGTATTCGGGGCAAAGAATCAATTCCGGCGGACAACTGGAGGCCAACAGCGCGTGGAATGTCTCGAACAATATTAGCTATGTAGCAGGTTCGACTTCTACAGTCAGGATTAAGGGAATCGGAAGTCCTACAGCGAACGATGGACGCGTTGTTTATAGTACCGATAATGGGGCGAGTTGGTATGGTGCGGTTTATGTCAAGAACTCCACCGATTATGCCTACGATGCGGCAAATGACATCATTTCTTTCACCCTTAAAACGCCAAACCCGAATATGTTCCGGATTTCGTTTCCGTCTACTGTCGATATAAATGGACTCATTATTACGGTGAATGAGGAAATTTTTTAATCGAGTAGGTATGCGGTATAAAAGAAAACACGATCAAGGCCCCCGGGGCGGCGTAATCGGCAAAATAGCCAAACATGCGGAACAAAATACAGTAAAAATCACAAATTGAAAGGAGATTTTACATGAAAGAGAACACGATCAAGGCCGTGCTGGCGGCCGCCCTGGGGGCACTGTGTGCCTACGGGGTGCAGCTGCTGGTGCCGGTGCTGGTGCTGGTGGTGGTTATGCTGCTGGACTACGCCACGGGCATGACCAAGGCATGGAACGCCGGGGAACTGTCCTCCCGGGTGGGCCTGCGGGGCATCCTGAAGAAGGTGGGCTACTTGGTCATCGTCACCGTGGCCGCTGTGGTAGACTGGCTGCTGCGTTACGGAGCCGACACCCTGGGCTGGGACTGGCCGGTGGAGTTCCTGTTTGCCAGCATCGTCATCATCTGGCTGGTGATCAACGAGCTGCTGTCCATCCTGGAGAACGTTTCGGCCATTGGCGCACCGGTGCCGGGCTTTTTGCAGGCCCTGCTAAAAAAGCTGAAGGTACACACTGAGGACACGGCAGAGGAGAACCTGCCGGGAGAGGAGAATAGCGATGAGTAAGAAGGTCTACATCAGCCCCAGCGACCAGGTGAGCAACGCTTACGCCTGGGGCAACACCAACGAGCACGTCCAGTGCCAGAAGATCGCCGAGGCGGAGGCGGCGGCCCTGCGCCGCAGCGGCGTGGAGGTGCAGGTGGCGGCTCTGGGTTCCACCATGGCCCAGCGCTGCGCCCAGTCCAACAGCTTCGGTGCGGACGTCCACAACTGCGTCCACACCAACGCCTGCAACGGCAAGGTCATGGGCACCCGGCTGTTCTGCTACGCCATCCCCGGCAAGGGGTATGACGCCTGCAAGGCGGTGTTTGCGGAGCTGGCCCCGCTGACGCCGGGAACGTCCGAGAACGTGCAGAAGAACCCCAACCTTTACGAGGTGCGTATCCCTGCGGCTCCCACGGTGTACTGTGAGTGCGAATTCCACGACACGGTGGAGGGTGCCAAGTGGATCGTGGAGCACACCACGGAGATCGGCGAGGCCATCGCCAAGGGTCTGTGCAAGTACCTGGGCGTGGCCTTCGTCCCGGCTCAGACGCAGAAGCCTGCCGAAGAACCCAAGGCCGACGCCGAACAGGTGCTGTACCGGGTCCAGGTGGGAGCCTTCGCCGTCCGCGCCAACGCCGACAGGATGCTGGAAAAGCTGAAAGCGGCAGGGTTCACCGGGTTTGTGGTGAAGGGGAAGAAGTAAGAAACATTCTGGACGGCGGGGAGTGATGTAACGCCGCGCTCCCTGCCCGCGCATTGCGCCCGCACGCCCACGGCTTCTATTTTGCCATGGATAATAGTCGTAAAGCCGTTCGGTACTACATTTCCAGCATGGCTCCTAAGAGAGCTTTGGAATTTGTCCAATCTTTCGATTTGCCAGAAGATGAGGAATCGTGCATTATTTTGTGCGATATCCGCCGAAAGTCTTATATCCAAGTTTCCAACGCGCTTCACGTCTCGCCGGAAAGCGTCAAGAGAAACCGCCGCAGGGCATTGTCGAAAATTGTTGACGCGCTGACAAATCAATAGACCTCACTTGGACATGATCGCCCATTCAGAGACCTTTTACAGGCCATCTGAATGGGCGATTTTTTTGTACCATATAAGCAAAGGAGGGCTGGCGATGTACGGATTCAACAACCAATATCAGCAGGGATATGGTGCCCCATACATGGGGCAATACGGGCAAGCATCACAGCAAGCGTGCCAAATCACCAGAGTAAACGGCAGAAACGGGGCAGATGCGTTCCGCATGGCACCCAACAGTTCCATCTTACTCCTGGACGAGAATGACCCGGTTGTGTGGCTCAAGGTCAGCGACGGGGCGGGGTATTGTACTGTTACTCCATACAGCATTGCGCCGTATCAAGACCCCGCGAAGGTAGATGTTACCAGTTTGGAAGAACGCGTGAAAAGATTGGAGGAAATGCTAAATGCCAAATCCGATGATTCAGATGCTCCAGCAAAACGCAAAAAGCCTGAATAACCCTCTCGCAATGTTGATGGAGTTCCGCAAGTTCGCGGCTGGTATGACCCCGCAGCGGGCAAAGGAACAAGTGGAACAAATGCTGCAATCGGGAAAGATGAACCCGCAGCAGTTCCAGCAGCTCCAGCAGCAAGCCAAGGAGTTTATGAGATTCCTGAAATAAGCCGGTGCGCAACGGTTTATTATAAAAATTTCAAGAAAGGAGTTTTGAAATGGACAACTATTCCCTCTCTGATCTTCGGGCCGCTGTTGATGGCGGCAATGACAATTGGGGGGGCGGCGCGTGGTGGATTATCATCCTGTTCCTTTTCGTCTTTATGGGCGGAGGCTGGGGGATGAACCGGCAAGGCGAATTTGGCCAGTATGCCACCGCTTCGTCTCAACAGGAAATCCTTTTCGGCCAGCAGTTTGGCCAGCTGAATGACCGTCTGACCAACGTGGGCAACGGCATCTGCAACTTGGGATACGAAATGCAGGGCAATGTCGGGCAGTTGGGCAAAGAAATGGCCCTGGCGCAGAACGGTACGAACATGGCCATTATGCAGACCGGAAACAACATCCAGTCTCAGATGTCGGAGTGCTGCTGCACCACGCAGCGGGCTATTGACAGCGTCAACGCCAACATTGACGCCAAGTTTGCCGCCCTGGAGAAATCTCAGCTGGAGGGCCGTATCGCCCAGCTGGAACAGGCCAACAATCAGCTGTTTATCAGGGACCAGCTGTGCGGCGTAGTGCGTTATCCCAGCGGATACACCTACAATGCGGGCCCCTCTCCGTTTTGCGGCTGCAATAGCGGCTGCAACAACATCTGATTTCCGGCAATCGGAATAAAGTGACGCCCTATCCGGCGAGGCATGCGGGGCGGCATTAGTCGCCCCGCTATTTTTGAATGGACAAAAATCAGCCTGATTAGAAAGGAATGATTCTATGAGTAAATCTGCAATCTATACCACCAACACCACCGGCGCAACCGTCCCGGTTGACGGCATCATCCCTGTTGGGAATACTACCCGCCGGTACGGCTGCAACATCAAGCAAGACGGCAATGCCATTACACTGTGCGGACAGGGGTATTACCTCGTCAACGTCTCCGGCACCTTGTCTCCCTCGGCGGCTGGAACCGTGTCTATCACCGCGCAAAAGGACGGCGTTCCGATTATCGGAGCGACGGGGGCCCAGACCGCCGCCGACAACGGCACTGTTAATATTGGCATTTCTGCCATCGTCCGCAATGCTTGCGGGTGTGAAAGCTCTATTCTGTCCCTGGTCCTGGGCGGCGTTGCGGCAGTTGTAAACAACATGGCCGTCACCGTCGAGAAGCTGTAAGGGGTGCAACATGAAGGACAACCTGAAAGAATACAAGCAAAAACTGGAAAAAGAACTGTCTGCGTACATGGAACTGCCTGTGTCCGAACGCTCTGCTGCTGCCGTCCGAGGAATGGCGGAGTGCTGGGAACAGGTCGATAAACTCGGTAAATGTATGTGTGGATCCGCTGATTTTTCCAAAGAGGATGCTAAAGCATGGAATACCGACATGAAAAATGATGACGGCACCACCGGCGGGCATTGGACTGTTCAGCAGACCACCCCCCTCGCGGCCAACGCCGGTGTCGTGTTTGCGCACATCACCGAGGATGACTGGAACGTAGCCATGAATATGATGTATTCGGACTACTGCTCCGTGGCGGCAAAGTATGGCGTAAACAAGCCTGAGTTCTTTGCTGATATGGCCAAGGCATTTCTGTTTGACAAGGACGCGAAAGGCCCGAAAGAAAAGCTGTCTGCCTACTACCACGGAATTGCGTCGGTGTAATTTGTTAGTAACCTGTTAGTAACTGACGTGGGACAAAGCGGTACTTTGCAACTTATCGCGTCAAAATATCCACACATCCCCGCTTAATCCCACATAATGCCGCACAATACTGTTTGTTTGCTATTGGCCTATAATTGACGTGCATGGGGTCACAGGTTCGAGTCCTGTACCGCGCACCAAGAAAGTCCCAGTTTCATGTAAAACTGGGACTTTTTCTTTGCTTTTACCGCCAAAAAGTTCCACGATTCTATAGCCTGCTTTTTTTGTTAGTAACGTGTTAGTAACGCGCTATTTTTTGCCAGCCGTGTCTACAGCTGCAATCAGCTCAGAAATATCTGTGTGGACATAAATATTTGCCGTTGTGGAATAGTCGGCGTGGCCCAATATTTTTTGTAAAATCTCCGTGGCCATGCCTGATCTTCTGGCCCAGCTGGCGTAGGTGTGCCGTGTGGCATGCGGGGTTTTCCGCTCGATCTTGAGCTTTTCCAGTAACGGGTAGTAATCCCGTCGACGGAAATTTGCCGGTACCTGTTGGCCGGTATAGCCGGACAGCAAAAGCGCACCCTTCACCCTGGCGGCAAAGTATGCAAAGTATGCCCGGCCCTCCGGCCTGATGGGGATGGCCCGGTTGCGCCCGGCGGCGGTCTTTTCTCCCCCGATGACGTAGGTTTCGTGATAGTCGGCCAGCGGGAGACCGAAAAGCTCTCCGATTCTCATGCCCGTGTAAATTAGCATCAGGATAATTTTTGCGGTGTCGCTTCCGTTTTTCTCCAGTTTCTCAATGTCCGAATCGGAAAAGATTTCCTTTTCTTTTTTCACGTTTTCTGGCAGATGGATAAATTTTGCAAAGCTTGTTGTGGCAATTTCTTCCCGGATGGCCCATGCGGACATCTGCGTAACAAGCTGCTTGTACTTGCTGCATGTGCTGTGGGATTTATCCGCATATTTGTCCATGACCGCCTGAAAGTCTGCTGTCCGCAAACTGCGGAATCTTGCATCGTGGAGCGGCTGGAACACATCAAAAGCCCGGTTATATGACTCCACCCCACGGGGGCCTATTTCCTTATAATGTTCCTCCTTCCAGGCTTCAAATACTTCCCTGAAGGTCATATTATACCGCTCTGTCAAATCCTTCCCTGCCAAGCGTTCCAGAGCCTCCAGCGCGTCTTTGCGCGTGGGGTAATACCCTATAATCACTTTACTTTTTGCCGCTACCCACGGGCGGCTCCTTCGGCCTTGCAGTTTATAAACCGTGCCGGATCCGTTGGGCCTCTTGATGGCCCTGCGGGATTGTTTGGATTGCCGCTTTCCGCATGCTGGGCAAAACAGAGCACCATCCGGCAAAACTCCACCGCACTTAACGCAGTTCATCGTATCCTCCTTCATATTGTGACATGGCCGCCCCATGTGGGACGGCCTTTTTTCACACTTTTTTGCGCAGGGCCATAGAGATGATGACCGTAGAGGCTATCACCGCAGTGGCTGCTATGACAATAACAAACCACGCCACGGCGGTGGGCTGTCCGTTGCGGATAAGCCCTTGGGCCGTGATTTGCGAGTCAATAAACAGGTACGCCACCAGGCACATGGCCAACACGGCGCACATACCAAGCAGGACGAAGATGACCGGCTTGCGAGTGCGCATTTGGTCCTTCTGTATGGCGTTTACTTCTTCCAGCCTTTTTACGTTACCGGACAAATGCGCGTTTTCCAGCTCCAGTTGATGTATCCTGGCCTGCATAGATTCCGGGTGATCTATAGGCTTGTCCAACCCGAACAGTTCGTCAAGCGACAGATCCAGCACCATGCACATGGCGACCGAGTTGTAGAGCTTCGGGTCCATTTGTGATCCGTCCAGGAGCTTTGACACGGCGGACTTTGACACGCCGGACAGATCCACGATGTCGTTGATGGTGTACCTTTTCTTTTCCTTTGCCTCGCGAATCTTTTTTGGGTATTGCTCAATGTTTTCCGCAATTTCCTGCAACGCAGACATAGTTATTCGCCTCCATAAAGTAGATTTCACCTGTGGCGGGACAGAATCTCAAATGCGGGGACCATTCGCCCTACATCGGTCGCACGGTTCCCCGGATTGCATGTGGACAGGGTTTCGCGGCACTGCTATGCTTAAATCGTAGCAGATGACAGCCTGATGGGCTATCTGCTATATCGGCCCTGCCGCCCGGTGCGGGGGCGGCGGGGCCAACATAACCCAAGATTTATCCCTTTGTTGCCTATTATAGGGCAACGCGGTATGCAATATTTGTCCTATTTGGGGGAATAGGTGAAAATATTTTTTTACGAGGGGGAAATAAATCGTGTGTTTTTGCGAAAAGTATGATATAATAGAACAAATGGACGAGTGCAGCAAGCGAGAACTATTCATAGCCGCCGTCCAGACACTCACACAGGAAGAACAAAGACGATTATGGAAGGAGTTAGAAAAACATGGAATTATCAAACGCAAAAGTCCTGATTGCATCTGACGGAGAAAAGACATTCGTCCTCGTAAATGGAACACCGCTTATCGGAGATAAGATTGACTTCAAATCTGATATGTGCGGTGTCCGGCTCAGTGTGTCTAATGCCCTGCTTACACCTAACCTGTACAAAGCCAGTGACTTTGCCGCATTTGTGAAAAACAAGTTAGGTTATGACCTGTCCGTCATGTAAATCCCACATGAGGACAGTTTCCGGGTCTTGCTTATCCATGTAGGCGATGCCCGCATCCATTAGGATAACACCACCAAAAGGCGAATACTCGGCATATCCGGCAGCGCAAATCTCCTGTAATCCATCCTTTATTGCTTCTGGAATCGGCATGAAGAATGTGGAGTTTTGCTTCGACTGCCCGTATGCTTGGCGCTGGCAGTAATGCGTGTAGAGAGCTGCCAGCGCCTTTTTTGCACTCCTTGTCAGCTCAACGTCCACTGTTGCGCCTCCTCTGCTGTATTTCCACAAGTTTCTGCATTGCTTCCAAAATTTGGCCATCTGTCCACTGTTCAACCTGTTTTTCCCAATCTTCCATCGTCAGCGTCTCGCCATCGGCGGGACGCTCTTTTTTTATGGCCAGATCATCGGCTTCTGCAAGGAACGACTCCGGAGATACGCCGAAATAATCTGCGATTTTCCTTATCGTCGTTGACCTTGGCACCGCTCCATTTTTCCACAGCGTTACCGACCCAGACGACAGCCCAAGCGCTTTTGCCACGGCATTTGGTGATACCTCTCGTTTTGCGCACAGGCCAACAAAGACTGACCAGAACATAAAATTACACTCCTGAAAATTGTGAGATTCTCCAAAAGTGAGAAATGTGAGATTTTGTACTTTACAAAATGAGATTCCTGAGGTATCATATAGGCAAGCCCCAGAAAAAAGAGTACAAAAACACCAGCCCCCCATAACAGCGGCTTTAACAATTTCTTTTGGCAGAGTCATTGTAACGCGGTTTGGGCGGCGTGTCAAGTATGAAGTCTCACATTTGTGAGGTTCGGGGCAATGACTGCGGCGGGGATAGAAATGCCCCGACCGTGCTGTTCCACGGTCGGGGTTTCCCCAAATTTGTTCACCAGAACACCCTTGCAACCTTCCGCACCGTCGGCGTGAGTTTGATACCTGCTTCACTGCATGACCCGACAGTGGCAAGCTGCGTTTTTTTACACGCTTCACTGCGTGGACGCTTGCCGGTTCTACGAGAGGTACACGATGAAACAGCCGTGCTTCTTGGGGGTGCCGCTCACTTTTGCGGGATGGGTTCCGCAAAGCCCATTTGCATCACGCCGTGTCCCCACGGTCTGGAACGGGCAAGGTCAAAAGTTTGGTCAAAAGGCCACCTCCTTTGATTTTGCCACAAGGGCTATCGAAAGGGTACCACATTTCCCCGCCGCAGTCAATGAAAACTCACACATTTAGAGAGGAGGCAGACGCATTTGACGCTGAGAGAGCTCCGGGAGAATGCCGGAGTAACCCGGGCACAGGTCAGCAAGAAACTGAATGTTGACCTGTCCTGTTTGTCCCACTGGGAGGTGGGCGACTGGAAACCCGGGCGGAAGTATCACAAGGCGCTGGCCAAACTGTACGGCTGCACCGTGGACGAGCTTCTGGCTGGAGACGAGTCGGGAAAATGAGGAATGTAAAAAATGCCCCGCCAGGCGGCAACCTGACGGGGCGGCGAAGAAGCATTGGCAAGGATTCTTCACGGGTATTATACCACACCCGCGAAGCAATTGCAAGGAGGAAAGTATGGTAAAAACTATGACAATCGACGAGGCCGCAAAGTATCTGCGGGAAAACGGCGTCAAAATCTCCAAAGAGACGCTTTCCGACGGGATTCAGGCCGAAAAACTGCCGTTCGGCGTGTGCATCGAGACCGGCCGCAGCCGGGTGTTTATGATTTTCAAGCGCCTGGTGGACAGGTGGCTTGAGGAAAGGGAGGAACTCTGATGAAAGCTTACAAGGGGGTTGCCAAGCGCAGAAATCTGCTGAAAGCATTCAAGGGGTTCGACAAGCGCCTGAGATGCCGTGGTTTTCAGTATGAGGTAGGCAAAGAATATCAGGAGTCGGAAGCGGCGCTGTGCCGCAAGGGATTCCACGCCTGCGAAAACCCGCTGGACACGTTCCGGTACTACCCGCCAACGGAATCCCGCTATTGCGAGGTGGAGATCGATGACAACGGCCAGCGCAGCAGCGATGACTCCAAGGTATGCGGCGAGAAAATCAAGATCGGCGCGGAAATCGGTCTGGATGACGTGATCGAGGCCGGGGCACGGTTCATCTTTGAAACGTGCAAGGGATCCGCTGAAGATCATGCGTCTGGATCGCGTGACAACGCCGCCGCATCGGGCGTGAGTGACAACGCCGCCGCATCGGGCGTGAGTGGCAACGCCGCCGCATCTGGCGAGAGTGGCAACGCCGCCGCATCTGGCGAGAGGGGCAACGCCGCCGCATCGGGCTGGAGTGGCAACGCCGCCGCATCGGGCGAGAGTGGCAACGCCGCCGCATCGGGCTGGATTGGCAACGCCGCCGCATCGGGCGTGAGGGGCAACGCCGCCGCATCGGGCTGGAGTGGCAACGCCGCCGCATCGGGCGTGAGTGGCAACGCCGCCGCATCGGGCTGGAGGGGCAACGCCGCCGCATCTGGCGAGAGGGGCAACGCCGCCGCATCTGGCGAGAGGGGCACGGCGACCGTGACAGGGCCATATGGCGGCGCAAAAGCACTCGGGCCCGATTGCTTGGCCGCCGCTTGGGGGCCTGAAAGCAAAGCTATGGGCAAGCCCGGAAACTGGCTTGTGCTGTCCGAGCACAAATGCGGGGCCGTCGTAGACGCGCGGCTGGTCCGGGTTGATGGAGAGATCATCAAAGCGGATACCTGGTACACCCTGAGACACGGCGAGATCGTGGAGGTGGAGGAATGACGCTTGCATGGATTTTCGTATACATCGGCGTCGGCACAGCAGTGTCCTGGTTCATGCGGCTGGTGGACTGGATTGGCCGGGAGGACGAGCGATGAGGAAACGCCTATCACCCGCCGATATCGCCACCGCCCTGCGGGCTTGCGTAGAGCCTGGCAAACCGTGCCCCAGAACGTGCCCCTACGCCGACCCCCACAAGGACGGGATCTGTATCCGACAACTCTGCCAGGATGCGGCAGATGCCATCGACAATCAGCGGACGCACATCAATGCCCTGATTAAGGCCAACGACGCACACCGTGAGATGGTAGCGCAGGCCCCGAAGCCCCCGGCCAAGCGGGGCGAAATGGTGGAAGCCTTGGATGCTATCGAAACCGGAATGACCCGGCTGGCCATGTCCCGGGATATCTGGCAAAACGAACTGGTGTATACCCTGTGCCAGGGTGTGCGGCTCCTGCTGGAGGACCGCATCAAGAATCGGGGTGCGCGATGAGGGTATATCAGTACTGCACCCGGGACAGGTTCCGCCTGCCAATCCATCAGGCAGACAGCCTGGAAGAGCTGGCAGACCTGGTTGGCATTAAGCACGCAAGCGCAAAGCGCGGATTCTACCGGGCATACACGGGCAAAACCAAGGATAGTCGGTGGGGCTATGTTGATATCCCGGACGATGACGAGGAGGACGAATGATGTACATCTGCGACAACTGCCACGCGGAGTTTGATACCCCGCGCGTGGAGCATGAGGAGTCCGCGGAATACGGCCCCAGCACGGCATTCTACTGCCCCCGCTGTGGCTTTGAGATGGGCAATCCCAGTGAGTACCTGGCCGATGAGTGCCCGGTATGCCACAGTCTCAAAAATCGTGATGACCGGGTGTGCCACAAGTGCGGCCAGCGCGTTCGTGGCCTGCTGAAGTTGTTTCTACACGATCTCTCGCGGGATGAGCGCGAGTACCTGGCCGACCTGATAGAGGGGTGCAGCCTTGACCGCATGATCGTCGAGGCGGAAGTCCCCACGGAGTAATAGAAGGAGGAAACGAAATGGCACTTAAGCCGTTTAATGAACTGGTTAAGGTGGACGTGCTCCCCTACTGTGATACTAGAGCCGCAAAGGACGAGAGCGGCAAAACAATCAAGGTCCCCTATCTTAGCTGGGCGAAGTGCGCAAAGCTGTTGCACGATAATGGCGCGGAAAGCGTATGGTACGCTCCCTGCCAGTGCCCCGAAACAAAGAGCTACCTCTGGCCCCAGCACACCGTGACAAACAGCAAGGGCCGCACCACGGAATGCTGGTTTGTCCGCGTTGAAATTCATATCGACGACGTGAATTTCGCATACGATATGCCCCTGCTGAACGGATCTCTTGTGGTATACGAAGATACGCTGAACCAGCTCCGCATCAATAATGCATTGGCGCGGGCGTTTGTCAAGGGTGTGGCCGTGCGCACCGGCCTTGGATTTGACCTCTGGGCGGAGGGCGATACTGACGACGGTGCAGACGATTTGAGCCGCCACAGCATCTACGCAATTAAGGAACGCCTGGAACGGTTGCTTACGGCGAAAGAGCAGGGTGGCATGAGCCACCGCGACGTTCTGGCGGGGCTTAACATCAACGACAAGCAGCTTGCATCCATGATTGGGTGGTTCGACAGGCTGGCAAGCCTGGAGAAGGCGGTGGAGCGCCTGTGATTTCCAACCACGACCGCAGCGGCTGGATTGGCGCGTCTGACACGGCCATGGTAATGGGCAATTGGGACACCGAAACGTTCCGCCGCTGGTGGGCGACAAAAATCGGAATCCGTAGGGATAGTTTCTCGACGCCTGCAATGCGGGCTGGGACAGCGTATGAGCATAAAATCCTGGACGCAATCGGCGTTAAGACTCGGGACCGGCAGATACGGCGCAGAGATTTGCGCCTCCGAGTAAACTACGACGGCGAAACAAGGGACTGCATCGCAGAAGTGAAAACGCACCAGAAAGATGCATTCCGCGTAACAAAGCCCTATTGGATGCAATGCCAAGTGGAAATGTTTGCCAGCTACGGCGCGTTCCAGAAGCGGAAATCATGCATTATCGTTGCGTACCGGGTTACGCCGGACGAGCTGTGCAACTTCTACCTTCCTATCGATGTGCACCGGCTTTCTTTCCACCGAGTGAATTACGACGCCGAATGGGTTAATACCAAGTATCTCCCACGATTGAGATACCTTGCAAAATGCCTGACATCGGGGTCCTGGCCCAAATTGGAGGATTGCCCATGATACAGGTTGATGTTTCCGCCGTCCGCTGGCAACAGGACAGCGATGGGGTGTGGCTGTGCCTGCGGGTGCAGTCCCCCCAGGTGGCCATGAACGCCTGCGACGAGTATCAGGCCGATAAAGAGCACGTCGCCCAGATCAGGCGAAAGGGCCGGAGCCTCGATGCAAACGCCTACTGCTGGGTGCTCCTGGACAAGCTGGCCGCGCACTACAACCTTTCCCGGGAAGCGATATACCGGGAGGAGATCAGGACCATCGGCGGCGTGAGCGACGTGCTGTGCATGGTGGAGCGGGCCGCAGATGATTTCATCCGCCGCTGGACGGCGCAGGGTATCGGGTGGATGGCCGAGCAAGGCCGCAGCAAAATCCCCGGGTGCGTGAACGTGACGGTATGGTACGGCTCCAGCTCTTACGATACAGAGCAAATGAGCCGGTTGATCGATCAGATTGTATCGGACTGCGAGTCCGCCGGAATCGAGCATCTGCCGCCCCAGAAGCTGGCAGCGATGAAGCGGGAATGGGGGCGAGACGATGGGCAGTAAAGCGAAAGACATGGCGGGCCAGCGCTTCGGGATGCTCGTTGCTTTGCGCCGCGATGGCACCAGCCCGAATGGCTGCGCCAAATGGGAGTGCCGGTGTGATTGCGGCAGGACCATCCATGTAGACTCGACCCGGCTACGCAAGGGCCGTGCGCGGCACTGCGGATGCCAGTACGCGCCGCAACCTACGCCGCCCATCACATGGCACGGCGAGACGCGGACCATCAGCGAGTGGACGGCCATCACGCAAATCCCCGCAAAACTCATCCGCAGCCGGATGGTGGCCGGATGGCCCGCAGACGAGATATTCGGCGATGGCCGGAAAACGCAGCCCTGTTGGGGCTGTAAACACGCCTGCGGCGGCTGTTCCTGGAGCCAGAGCTTTACCCCCGTCCCCGGTTGGGACGCCGTAGAGACATCCGTGGACCCCAGCAAATGCGGAGGCGCATACAAATCCTATCAGATCGAAAAGTGCCCGGAGTTTGAGCCGGACGAACCGAGGTGATTACATGGACCGCAGATGTTTCATCTGCGGCAGGAACGGGGCGGATGACCCGCTGGAACGCCATCATATCTTCGGTGGGCCATACCGGACTAAGAGCGAAAAATATGGCGCTGTGGTATGGCTGTGCGGCGACAGGTGCCACCGCAACGGAAAAACCGCCGTGCACCGCAACGGGGACCAGATGCGCAGACTGCGCCGGTATGGCCAGCTGACCATCATGCGTGACCAGGGATGGACGGAGGACGACTTCCGCCGTGAATTTGGGAAATCTTACATTTAGGAGGACGACATGGACAAGAAAATGCTTTACACCCGCCTGGAAACGGCCCGGATGCTGAGTATCAGCCCGGATATGCTGGACGAGCTCCGGCGTGACGGGGTGCTCCAGGGATATCATGTGGCCCGGGGCAATCCCCGGGTGTACTTCAAGGCCGCCGACATTGAGAAGTACACGGAGCGGTTGGAGGTGGCGGAATGCTGAACAAGATCATCATCATGGGACGGTTGACCCGGGACCCCGAGATGCGCCACGCCAAGACCGGCACCGCCGTCGCTTCCCTCACCCTGGCATGTGACCGGGATTTCAAGCCCCAGAACGGCGAGAAGGAGACTGATTTCATCGACGTGGTGGTTTGGGGCAAGACGGCAGAGTTTGCCGCCAACTACTTCACCAAGGGCCGCATGGCCATCGTAGAGGGCCGCTTGCAGGACCGAAACTGGCAGGACAAGGACGGCAACAAGCGTAAGACCACCGAGGTGGTGGCCGACCGGATGTACTTCGGCGACTCCAAGCAGGAGGGCAAGAAACAGCCCGCACCCGCCGACGATTTCTGTGAAATCGAGGACGACGGCGACTTTCCGTTCTGACGGAGGACTGCCATGCCGAATAGAATCATAAAGGAAAGCTTATGCGACTCGGAAAAAATCGCGGCTCTTTCGGATTTTGAGTTTCGGCTTTGGGTTGGATTGATTACGCAAGCGGATGATGCGGGACGCGGAGATGCCCGCCCCGCTATCATAAAAGGACGTGTTTTCCCGTTCCGGGAGAGGTTATCCATCAAAGATATCGATGCTGCGCTCCAAGAATTGGCGGCAAAAGGCTGCGTGTCCCTCTACACAGTGGACGGGAGGCCCTACTTTTTGTTCCCCGGGTGGGTCAAGCATCAGCGTATCAGAGATTGCAAGCCGAAGTTCCCCGAGCCTCCGGAAAACACAGTTTTGCAACAATCTGCGGCAAGTCGCGGCAATCTGCGGCAAGTTGCCGCAATCTGCGGCGAGTCGCCGCAATCTGCGGCCTTAATCCAATCCGAATCCGAATCCAAATCCAATCCGAACTGCGCAAGCGCATTTGACGTTTTTTGGCAGGCGTATCCGAGAAAAGCGGGGAAATCAGCTGCGCGGAAGGCGTTCGACAAGGCGAAGCCGCCGTTGGACGTCGTTCTCAAGGCCATCGAGGCCCAGAAGCACAGTGCGCAATGGCAGCGCGATAACGGCCAGTACATCCCCTATCCGGCCACATGGCTGAACCAGGGCCGGTGGGAGGACGAGGTGCAAGAGACCGAACTGCCCGCAAAGCCAGAGCCTCGCTGGAAGTATAACTCCGACACCGGCGGCTGGACGCAGGAGGACTGACGTATGCTGGACTCTCTCTACCTGGAGCAAAACGTCATTGGGGCGCTGCTCATCCAGCCAGAATGCTACGAAGCCGCCGCAGAGCTGTCTCCGGATGACTTCCTGGTGCCGGAATACGCAGAGCTGTTCCGGGCCATCCAGCGGCGGAATGAAGCCGGGGACCCAGCGGATGCTCCGTCCGTGCTGATGGACGCATCCAGCCGCAATGACAACGTGACCAGCAAGATCATGATGGACTGCATGGAGGTTGTCGTGACTACCGCCAACATCGACGTGTGGGTGTCTGGAATGCGGGATGCATCTATGGGCCGGAAACTCAGAGACTTGGGGGAAGAACTACGAACAGCGGAGCTGTCCCCACAGGATGCCCTCAGAGCGGCACAGGAAGCCGTCACGGCGATTCAGGACGGCGCGGGGGTATCCGGGGGCCTGGAAGTCTCCGAGTCCGTGAAGAGCCTTAAAAATCGCGTTGACAAGGCCTTTGCTGGCGGTCCTCCACCATACGTCAAGACCGGCTTGCAGGAATTTGACCGATTGCTGGGCGGCGGGCTTATCAACGGCGGGTTTCACATCGTTGCCGCACGGCCCGGAAAGGGCAAATCCGCCTTGGCTATGCAAATCGCCCTCAATGCGGCAAAACGCGGCGTGAAGGTGCTGTATATTTCCTTGGAGATGTCACCGGATGATTGCACCAGCAGGCTGACGGCCAACATAGCGGGGATATCCTCTCGCCTGCTGATGTTCGGCGGAACCCTGACAGAGGCAGAATGCGCCAAGTACGCGGAAGCATCCGCCAAACTGTCCGAGTTGCCCATCGTATTTAACAGGCGGACGGGCATGGACATGCGGGGAGTGACGGCGCTGGCCTATAAAGAGCGACCGGGGCTGATCGTGCTGGACCACATCGGCTTGCTGGAGCAAGAAAACAAGAAAGCCACGCTCTACGAGAGCACCACGAAGAACAGCCGGTCGGCAAAACTGCTGGCCATGCGGATGGATATTCCGCTTCTATGCCTGTGCCAGTTGAACAGAGCCGGTGAGTCAAATCGTGGCGGCGAGTTTCGGGCCACTATGGCCAACCTGCGGGAGTCCGGCGCGATCGAGCAGGACGCGGACACCGTGACGCTGCTGCACCGCCCGTGCGAGAAAGAGGACCGGGGCGAATGGGACCCGGACATGCTGGAGCTATACCTAGACAAAAACAGACGCGGCCCCACCGGGATGGTGAGGATGGCCTATTTCCCTAACACGGGCCGCATAGTGAAGTGAGGGTGACATGAAAAAGATCGTTATTCCCCTGCCCCCTGTGACCAAGAAAAATCACCAGCGCATTGTGCGAGGGCGGTATGGTGCGCCGATGGTGTTGCCGTCCGCACAGTACGAGACGTACCAGCAGGCCGCCGCATGGCATTGCAAGGGCGGCGAGACCATCGCAGAACCGGTGGAGGTTAAGTGCCTGTTTTATATGCCCACCCGGCGCAAGGTGGACTTAACCAACCTGTTGGAGGCTATCGACGACATCCTGGTGTATGCCGGGACCCTGTCGGATGACAACAGCAGTATCATCGTGTCGCACGACGGGAGCCGGGTTCTGTACGACAAGGAAAACCCCCGGACGGAGGTGTATATCAGCCGGTATGAATGACTTTGACTACGATTGCATGCAGAAAAAGCGCACTGCGCGAGGCGCGTTTGCGCATATCAGCCGAAAGCGCGGCGGGTGTACGCTGCCCAGCGACAACCTGACCGCGAAACAAAGAAGGGAGAAAAATGGAGAAGTGAAAAGCTACAACATCACCCGGCCCATGCTGTGGCCGAAGTTCAAGGAACTGCCGGAGGACCTGAAACGCGAGTTCTTTCGCAACATGCAGAGCTTTGGCGTTACTGCAAGCTGGCTGGCAGATGAAATGGGCGCGGCAAGCGCGACCATAAGAGCCGCCGCAAAAGCCGCCGGGACACCGTTTGTGCGCGGAAATGGGAATTTGCTACTGTGGAACCGGAAGGTTGCAGAGTGGGCGAACGCCGAACAGCAGACTGCCGCAGAGACGCCCGCCGAAGAACCTAAGGCTCAGGAATCCGGGAAGAGATTGATCCTGGAGCATGCCCGTATGGAGTTTAACTATACCAATTTTACGGACCTGGCGATGTTCCTGCGGGTAGCGGTGCCGGAGAGCGGAAAAGTGACGGTGGAATGGTGAGACGATGGAAACATATCTGGAATTTCTGAAATCCAAGATCGTCTTGGCCAAGAAAAGCGGATTCGACGTTGACCCGGGAAAGATCAACCCGGCCCTGAAACCGCACCAGTGGGATTCTGTAATCTGGGCACTGCGAGGCGGACGGCGGGCGCTGTTCCAGTCGTTCGGCCTGGGTAAAACGGTGCAGGAAATCGAATTTTGCCACCAGGCGGTGGCACACGATGGAGGCAGGGCGCTGATCGTGCTCCCGCTGGGGGTGCGGCAGGAGTTTGCCCGTGACGCCGAAAAGATCTTGGGCTATCCGGCTCCGGTGTATATCACCAAAATGCAGGACCTGGCCGAAACAGATGCTGAGATCGTCATGACAAACTATGAGCGTGTCCGTGACGGCGACATCGACCCGACGCAGTTCACGGCCGTAGCGCTGGATGAAGCGTCCGTGCTGCGCAGCTTTGGGAGCAAGACATATCAAACCTTCCTGCCCAAGTTCCGGGGCGTGAAGTATAAACTGGTCTGCACGGCCACACCGTCACCCAACCGGTACAAGGAGCTTATCCACTATGCTGGATATCTGGAGATCATGGACACGGGGCAGGCCCTGACACGTTTTTTCCAGCGCGACAGCACCAAGGCAAACAACCTTACCCTGTACCCGCACAAAGAAGATGAGTTCTGGCTCTGGGTATCCTCGTGGGCGCTGTTCGTGGGGAAGCCCTCCGATTTAGGATATGACGATACCGGATATGACCTACCCCCGCTTGACGTCCGGGTGCATATCGTTCCGGACGACTATGGCACAGAAACGGACCGGGATGGGCAGTACAAGCTGATGAACGACGCGGCAACCTCCCTGGCGGAGGCCGCGCGTGAGAAGCGTGACAGCATTCAGCGGCGCGTCGCCGTAGCCAAAGAAATCGTAGACAGCGACCCCGAAGCGCATTTCGTCCTGTGGCATGATCTGGAAGCGGAGCGCCACGAAATCAAGAAAGCCCTGCCGGAAACCGTGGACATCTTCGGTAGTATGGACTACGACGAGCGAGAGCGCCGGGTAATAGATTTTTCGGAAGGGCGAACGCGACTGTTTGCAACGAAAAAGAGCCTGTCCGGCTCCGGGTGCAATTTCCAGAGGCACTGCCACCGGGCTATCTTCATTGGGATTGACTATGAGTTCAACGATTTCATTCAGGCAATCCACCGAATTTACAGGTTCCTGCAAACGGAACAGGTGATTATCGACATCATCTACACAGAAGCGGAGGACCCCATCTACCTTGTCCTGATGCAGAAGTGGAAGCAACACAACGACATGCAGGCACGAATGCGGGAGATCGTCCAGAAATACGGGCTTTCCGGTGAGGCACAGACGGAGAAAATGAGCCGGAGCATAGGAGTTGAAAGAGTGGAAATCAAGGGAAAGAATTTCATCGCCGTGAATAACGACTGCGTAGAGGAAACGGCGAAGATAGCGGAAAACAGCGTGGACCTTATTGTGACCAGTATCCCGTTTTCCAACCACTATGAGTACACGCCCAGTTACAACGATTTCGGACACAACGAGGACACCAAGCGTTTTTTCGAGCAGATGGGCTATCTGACTCCCAACCTGCTGCGGGTGTTGAAGCCCGGGCGTGTGTTCTGCTGCCACGTCAAGGACCGGGTGCTGTTCGGCAACGCCACCGGGATGGGAATGCCAACCATGGAACCGTTCCACGCGATGTGCATCCGGCATTACATGCAGCACGGGTTTGCGTATTTCGGCATGATCACCGTTGTGACGGACGTGGTGCGAGAGAACAACCAGACATACCGGCTGGGCTGGACGGAGCAGTGCAAGGACGGCTCAAAGATGGGGGTGGGCTGCCCGGAATACATTCTTCTGTTCCGCAAGCTGCCTACGGACCGCAGCAAGGCTTACGCAGACGAAAAGGTGGTAAAGGGCAAGGACGAATACACCCGGGCACAGTGGCAGATTGACGCGCACGGGTTCTGGCGCTCATCTGGCGACCGGCTCATGACCAAAGAAGAGATCATGGCCATGGACACCGGCAAAATCCAGGCGGCATACCGGGAGTACAGCCGAGGGACCGTGTACGATTACGCGGAACATGTCCGCATGGCGAAAGAACTGGACGCAGAGGACAAGCTCCCGGCCACGTTTATGGTGGTAGCGCCTGGGAGTTGGACAGATCAGGTATGGGACGATATCAACCGCATGCGAACCTTAAACACCACGCAGAGCCAGCGCCGCCAGCAGATGCACGTTTGCCCGCTCCAGTTGGATATTGTAGACCGGCTTATCAATCGCTACAGCAATCCCGGGGAATTGGTCCTGGACCCCTTCGGCGGACTTGGCACTGTCGCCCTGGAGGCGATGAAGGCCGGGCGGCGCGGGTATACCATCGAGCTGAACAACGGGTATTTCCGCGATGCTGTGGGCTATCTCAAGGAGTACGAGCAGGAGGACATGAACATTTCGCTTTTCGACCTGATGGGGGGTGAAAAACGATGAAATTGCTTATCGGCGGAAGCCCCTGCACCCATTGGAGTATCTCCCAGACCAAACACCGCGAGACGACGGCGGAGGGCATCGGCTGGGAACTGTTTTTGAATTACCGGATCGCTCGGGATAAGTACAAGCCGGACTATTTTTTGTATGAGAACAACAAATCCATGTCTCCCGCCATCCGGGCGCAGATCACGGCAGAGTTGGGCGTGGAGCCGGTGCTTATCAACTCTGCTTTGGTTTCCGCACAGAACCGACAGCGCATTTACTGGGTTGGCAGACGGAACCCGGACGGTACATACAGTCAAGTCCGTGTTGAGCAACCGGAGGACAGGGGAATCCTGTTACGGGACATTCTGGAAACGGGCATTGCGTGGAGAGAAAAAGCATATACCCTTCGGGCGTCGCATGGCCCGCATGGAGGGCTGTCCTCCGTGATTAAGACCATAAAAGAACCCGGAAAATTCAGTTTTAACGGTGCGGCGGAGCCAATCATCGTCAATGGAATGGAAAACGGAAAAGCACGAACCGCTGACGCACACATGGGAAAACTCGAAAACAACCTTGTGCCGAGGATAAACAATCCGAACCCCGCGAAGCAGCAATACGACTGCATAGCCGTGCCTGTCCGTATCGGCACCATTGAAAACGACGCGAAAGACAAAAAGCAAGACAGCCAACAATACCGTGTTTATTCACCGGACGGTAAGAGTGTGACTTTGTGCGGGAATGGTGGGGGCGTGGGCGCAAAAACCGGGCTTTACGCCGTGCCGGTGCGGGTACGAGAGGCGACAAAGCAGGGGTATGTGGACATCGCACCGGGCGAGTGTGTAGACCTTGCTATGCCGGGGAGCAAGGCCCGCCGGGGCCGCGCCATGCGGGAGAAAAGCGACTGTCTGACGACATCTTGCGAAATGTACGAATATTGCGGGACGCAGGATATGCCAATCTATCAGGTACGGGATGGGCGTATCACCGTCAAGGGCAAGGAGTACCCAATCAAACTGCGAGACGGTTGCTACATCATTCGCAAACTGACGGTCCGCGAGTGTATGCGCCTCCAGACCGTGCCGGAGGAGTATGTTTTCCCGGTGAGCGACAGCCAAGCCTACAAGATGCTGGGCAACGGTTGGACGGTGGATGTGATCGCCCACATTATGAGCCACTTCGAAGGGCTGACGGCGGAGCCGGTGGAAGTGCTGTCGATGTACGACGGAATGAGCTGCGGCCATATCGCCCTGGACAAGCTGGGCGTACAGCCGTGGTTGCTCAGATACTACGCAACCGAGATCGACAAGTACGCCATTCAGACCACGCAGCACAATTTCCCGGAGACGGTGCAGCTCGGCGATGCATTCCAGGTGCGGGAGGGCGAATGGAATGCAGGAGCTTAAATATTGCCCGTTCTGCGGGGGCGAGGCAAGAGCGTTTGAAGAGTGGGGGCTGACAACAACGCGGTTCTACGTTCGGTGCATGAAGTGTTTCTGCAACACAGGCACATACAACAGCCGGAAACTGGTTATTGAGAAATGGAACAGGCGGGCGAGCCAGGAGGTGGCTGCTATCCTGCGCCCTATCCCAATCGCCAACGTGCAGGGGCTTGGATTCCCCATCCCGTGTGGCGGTGTGAAAGGAGGCCCCGTGAAGCCATCACATAAAGAAATTGCCGAAACCCTGCGCGAATATGCAGAATGGGCCGATGCGAATATCTACGAAGTACCTATTATGCTACCGGATGATTTAAGAACGGCGGCTGATATGCTGGAAAAAGGAGAATGATATGGACGCTGTAAGGTTTGTGAAAGAGCAACGCCGGATGTTTGCCCGGACGGGCGAACATCCTAAGAACAGCATGTTTTACATGGACACTCCGGCAGAAGAAGTGGTCCGAGAAGTGGAAGAATGGGCAACTGCGCACCCGCGCAAGACGCGGCAGAGCGTGTTATTAGCGCAGTGGCCTAACTGCATGATGGGCGATGATGGCGTTGTTGGGATGTGCCCAAGAAATGTTGACAAAAATTATATCTGCGATTTGAATCGTTCTGCTGGATGCCTCGGCTGCTGCCGCGAGTTTTGGATGCAGGAGGTGGAGTGAATGAACGATATCACACGCCAGCCCTGGGCCGAATGGCTGGAAAACTCCCTGAGAACGGTAGTGGATATCGGGGCGGAACGCATGTGCATTGCAGGAAAAACGCCGGATGGGACCGTTTTTACCGGATATTACAACGCAGATGCAACGGATAAGGCCGTGTTTGCGCACAATATCCAGAGCGATGTGACCATGGATATCATCCGGGAGAACATCGGGAAAATCAAGGAGATGCTTGAGGAGGAGATGTAGTGATGGAACGACTGACGAAACATAGCAAGCAAACATCGCACGAAAACGGTATCTGCTGCACACATTTTTGCGGCCCCGAATGCATCGGGGTTGGCGGAAACTGCGCCATGAATTGCAAGTGGGAAGAAGCGGCGTGGAGCCGCCTCGCCGCCTACGAGGACACGGGACTTACGCCGGAGGAGTTCCACGCCTATTGGGTGTTTTTGGAGGACATGATCGGTGAGCAGAAAGCCAGCGAGGCACTGGACAGGTTCCGCCAACTGGTCAAGGCCGACAGGGACGGGCGGCTGGTGGTACTGCCGTGCAAGGTGGGCCAGCGGGTGTTCGCCTTGCTGGATACGGATAAGCATATAAGCGAGTGCGAGGTCAAGCAGATTGGTATGGGCAATAAAATCGGCTTTATTGGCCTTGAGCCAATAGGAGCCAGAGGGCGGGAGTATGGCATATCGCTAAACGGATTTGGCAAGACGGTATTCCGCACCCGCGAGGAGGCGGAGAACGCATTGGGGGCGATGAAGGATGGACGTTGAAAAGAAAAGGGATGAACTGCTTTCGATTCTCGAAGAATTGGATGCCGAGCTCCAAACCCTAAGTGATCGCGTTGCAAAAGCGCGTGAGGACTTGGCGGACGTTCACACGGCGGACGATGCAAAACGGTTCGACAAGAGCCATGACCTTGAGAAGGGTCTAAAGCTCATTCAACTGTTTTAGGAGGGCAGACAATGGCTGAATACATTGAGCGCCGCACGGCAATTGAGCATTTGAACGTTTGGTGCGGCGGGTGTGGAAGCGCGGTGGAATGCATCCTCGCAGAGCCCGCCGCTGATGTGGCCCCGGTGGTGCATGGGCGGTGGATGCCTATTCGCGAAAGCGAAATGACCGGATGGAACCCCGCAGTTGCAGGACGAGATCCGATTGGCGGATATATCTGCTCTGTCTGCAAAGAGGAGGCCGTTTATGACTGCAACGACGAGTTTGTTCTGTCGAATTACTGCCCCAACTGCGGCGCGAAAATGGACGGAGGTGGCAGCGATGCGGCTGATTGACGCTGATGAAGTATTGAGACTGTTTGGCGAAGAATACGAGGAAACGAAAGAATTGATACACAACGGTGAAACTCAGCTTGATAGTCTTGCCGAGGGATTTACAGAAGCACATCACATAATCAAGTATGTTCTTCCAACCGTTGATGCCGTCCCGGTGGTGCGGTGCAAAGATTGCGAGAACAGCTACTACGCAGTGGATGATCTGATATGTTCATTTGGCCCGTGCGTGGATTGCCCTGTGCCACCAGATTTCTGGTGCGCGAATGGCAGACGGAGGGAGGATGCCCATGCCCAAGACTAACCCCAGAAGAATTCCCCGCACCCAGGCCGACGTAGACAAAGCCTACAGCAACGGCATTGTGGAGGGCCTGAACCGTGGAATAGATCTGATGCTGTATGTCCTGATCGATAAGCACGATGCGCCGATGGACGATGTGCAGCAGCTTGCCGGGGAGCTAAACCACGCCGCTCAGTGCGTGGCGGAAGGGTACGTTACCTGGGCAGATATCCGGCAGATGCTCAAAGAATACGGCGTTGAGACGGCGCTGGAATAGGAGGTACGATGAGCAACAAATACTCGCTCCCCTACGATATCCGAATGGAGTGCATCGCCTATGTCAGGGGCTATCCCCGCCGGGTCCGTGCGTACAATGCGGCCCGGGAAGAAGTGTTGGAGTCGTCGGCCTATGCCATGTCTGGTATGCCGCATGGCTCCGGCAACAGTAGGATAGCGGAACGCAAGGCGGAACGGCTGACAATCATTGAGAGCTGGCCGGAAACGAAGAAAATGCGGGCCGTGGAATACGCCATAGAAAACGTGGGCCGGGATATTGACAATGAGAACGTGCGGCGCAAGCTGGTATGGGCAATCATGCGAAACTGCGACAGTCAGAAACAGTACCCCATCGAGATGATATCCCCGGCCGGGATAAGCCCGCGCACGTTTCGGCGGCGAAAAGATAAATTCCTGTGGCTGATTGCGCAAAACGCAAAAATTATTGAAAATGTGGCCCCAAACCACGTTTCAGGTGGTGTAAAATAGTATCATCGGAGAGTGGAACCAGTCAGCCCACAACCCGAAATTTCATTGTTATCCTCTTTCTTTCCTCCATAGGTTATAAGGCACAGCCGGTAATGGGTGCCTCCGCGCAAGCGGCCCCGCAAGGGCGTTACCGGCATGCAGACACTCACGGGATATCTCGCGGGTGTCTGCTTTTATGCGGGTGTAGCCAAAAGGTAAGGCACGGGACTTTGACTCCCGTATGTGCTGGTTCGACTCCAGCCGCCCGTTCCAAAAGATGGTAGGAGTGCCCAATTGGGCGGGTGAACTTGTGCCATACATAGCGCAGAGGTGGGAGCGCGGCACAATAAGCGGGAGAATCCATGAAAATCATTAAGCACGGGAACCAAGATAAATTTGCCCGGGCAGATGCGTATGTCATGTGCCCGGAGTGTGTCGAATTTTTTGAAATCACCCCAAATATGTTAAGACGGGAAGAAGGTGACATAGATGGCAAGTAAAATCACGCAAACTATGAGAGAACAAGTCCTTGCCGACTATGACGCATGTAAGCATATAGCGACTGTGGCAAAACAAAACGGGCTTTCTGAGCCGACTATCCGCAAGATCATCGTACAAGAACGAGGAGAGAATGCCATCTCGCACACCAGAGGCGCGGCATCAGCGTCTGTCACGGCCAGGTGTACTGCAACAAATGAAGAGATCTCGCAAATCGTTAGGGAGTCATTCCAATACTTCAAAAGGTCATGCGTAAAAACCGATGAGGAATGCGCCGATAAGCTTAACGACTATTTCCAACAGTGCGTAGAGGAAGGACAAATCCCCACAGTGGAGGATATGTGCCTCGCTCTCGGTGCCGTAACTCAAACGGTCTTGGACTGGCAAAAGGGATCGCTGGGCCCCGTGAGGGCTGGCATGATAAAAAAAGCCAAACAAATTTTGGCCGGAATCGATGCAAAATTGGTCTCACAGGGGAAAATTCCGCAGATTACATACATTTTCCGAGCAAAGAACTTTTTCGGCATGACCGACAAACAAGAGGTCGTTCTCACGCCCAACAATCCCCTTGGGACAGAAACACCGCCCGAAGAACTCCAGAAGAAGTACATCGAGGCGGCGTCTTGCGACTATGAAAACTGATTTTTTTAGCGACTATTCAGCAACTTTCGGAGTAGGGGCAACGATTTTCCCGGGGTTATACACGGTTTAGCGACTATCGGCGACTTTCGCGCAAAACCGGGCGACTTTTGCAGCGACTTTTGACATTAGTCGGTCTACATGGTATAATCGAGCAAGAGAGGTTTTATGTATTAGCCGAGGGGCTACGGTAGAAAGGGAAAAAAATGACTGGATATTATCCCCACCTGTTGGAATGTACAATGTGCGACGATACACAACGAGTGTATACGCTGGGTCGTGGTGTCGATATTGACAGCTTATCCGGGGAGGAAAAACAACTCCTTGAGGACAGTAAGGCTTACTTGCGCGACAAAGAGATTGCAGGGTTAATGCGCACCAAGGCAAGCGCACTCCGCGCTTTTGAGCGACTAAGAGATTTGCCGGGCATGCCTGCCGACGCAATAGCAATCCTCAAGGAGTGGACTACCCGACCGGGCGATGAGGGCGACGGCTGGGGAGAGTGAGAGCGTGTTGCATTGGCGGCGGTGTCCCAATACCACCCAACAGCAAAAGCCCGCAAAACGCCATTAAAACGCCGTTGCGGGCAGGGCATAAAATAACCGCCCCGGAGCTATTCCGGGGCGGCCTGTTACCTTGAAGATCATCTATTAGTAATACTGCCGGATACGGCGAGGTTGGCAAGGCAAAATCATCCTTTCACCACTCCAGCTCTGCGGACGCAACCAGCGTCCGCTTTTCCCCGTCCGCGACAATGGCTGCCGGGGCCGCCCAATCGCAGGCGTCAGAATCATCGTCTGTCTCGGGGTCATACCCGTCGATAGGCCACCAATAGATGGTGTAATCGTTGCCGCTGTCATCAACACCGCGCCCTTCGAAAAAATCGCCCTCCATGGCGTAGACGGACGGACCGCCATCTTCCGTCGGCAAGCGGACGAATCCGCCGCTGGGATACACGTTTTCAACTTTGATCTTAACCATTTTATTTACCTCCAACTAAAATGTTTTGCTCCCAAATGATTGACAAGCTACTTAGATTTGCGGACCACGTCGGCCAGGACGGCCAACGGAAACCAGATGATCAGCAGCACGACAGATAGCAATCCAACACCTCCTTACATCTCGATTGTACCGCATCCGCCGGAGCGGGTCAAGCAAAAGTAAAGCGGCGCAGCTCTCTAAGCTCTTGCACCTTGGCGGCAATCTCGTTAGCGCTCATGCCTGCACCCCCTTAAAACAAGATAAACAGATTGGAGCAACGCCCGATAATGGCGTATAGCTGCCCGGTTTCCATATCTTCCACGAGTCCGCCGTTAAGGCCGTACACGCCGGAGGAGTAGCCGATCTTGTCCAGCCTCCGAAGTGTGTAAATGTACTCGCTGGGCTTGTGGGTGTAATCCTCTGCGCAGCCAAGTTTCACAAGCTCCCGGAGCTGCTTCTGCGTGTACTTCCTCATGCCTGCACCTCCTGCCGGGCGGCCCGGATAGCTCCATACATCCGGCGGAAAGCCTGATGCAATGCCCTGGCCTGCACATCAAGCCATTCTTCCCGGCTGTTCGGTTTGCGCTCCCCGTTGCGGGTCTTTTTGAGTTCGGAGGGGTTGCAGAGGGCGGCGGCGATGTCCCCATCATAGACCAGAGCGGAGCCGCCCCAGCTGTATTCACTCCAGTTGCGCGCCCCATTCAAGGCCGCAATCTGGCAAGCGGTGCAGTTTTCCAGAGTTTCACCGGAGATATAGCCGCCCTTGTAGTAGTCCGTGAGCTGCTGGAGCATGTCTACGGCGTACTCATTCACGCCCCGGCCCCATGCGCTGCGGTCTTTGCGCTGTTCAAGTGTCTGCGTTGCCTTTGCAAGTACTGTTGTATAATCCATTGTATTACCTCCCGGCCTTACTGGCCTATCTCTTGACCAGGTAGCCCGGGCGTGGTACACTGTACGCGCTGGGCCTCTGGTCTGGTGTGGGGAGCGTATCCGCATTGCTTGACCGGCGGCGGGTGCGCTCCCCTGCTGTACGGATACCATTATATCAGATTATATGTAATTGTCAATAGCAAAATCATGATTTTGCGTAATTTGCAGAGACGGGGCCACGCGCGACATGACCGGGGCGGGGGATATCAAGGGCGGGAGCGGGGCCGGGTAAGCCCCAAAATGCCCACAAAAAATAAAAGAAAAAAACAAAAAGGCGGCTTGACATTTACGTTTACTGTGTGATACAATAACCGTAGAAGCCAATCCAATTTTGGATTGACTCCAAAGGAGGAGAGCCGTATGAAAAACGTGGTTGCATATATCCGCGTGAGCACAGACGGGCAAACCGGAGAAGATAAGTTTGGGCTGGACGTGCAACGTGAACAGATAGAGGAATACTGCCGCAAGAACGACATGAACATCCTGCGATGGTTTTCTGACGAGGGAGAGAGCGGCGCAAAGTACCGCCCCGGGTTCGATGAGATCGTTTACGGAGAAGTGAACAACCCCCCTTACGAAGCTGTCGTAGTTGCGAAATCTGACCGAGTGGCCAGAGACATCAACATATACTTTTACTACCAGGGCGCACTGCTGCGCAAAGGCATTGAGCTAATCAGCATCTGCGAGGACTTCGGGCAATTCGGTGTATTTGCCGGGATGCTCAAGGCGTTCACCCTGACGTGCGCCGAAATGGAGAGAGACAACATCAACAAGCGCACGAGCGCTGGCAGAGCAGTTAAAGCCTCCCGTGGCGGATATTCTGGCGGTCGAGCACCTATGGGGTATGAAGTTCGAGGTGGTGCGCTCTGCATCAACGAGAAAGAAGCGGCTGTTGTCCGGCGGGTATTTGAGCTTCGGGACGGCGGCATGACCCTTAATGGAATCGTGGACAGTCTCAACAAGGACGGGTATACCACCCGGAACGGGAAGCCGTTCGTTATCAGCACGGTGCAAAGTATCGTGAACAACCGGAAAACTTACGAGGGATTTTACCGGTACGGAAAAAACAAGGAATGGGTCAAGGGCCAGCACGAGCCGATCCTGGCAACGGGCGCGAGATGAAGTAATTCCCCCGGCTACCCGGGAGAAAATAAATGTGGAGGAAAAGGAAAATGGAGGAGGAGAAAAAGCGAAAAAAACTAAGGGGCTGGCAAATCGTACTCATCGTAATGGGCACGTTGATGGAGTTTCTGGCTCTGCTTGCGTCTATAGAAAACAAGGACCCCGAGATGTTTCTGGCATGGACATTCATGTTGGGCTTCCTGGGCGGAATCGCGTGGACAATTGTAAACGCGGTCAAGCGGCGTAAAGTCGCAAAGCCCTTGATTGTCACCGCAGTTTGTTTCTGTGCGTTTATTGCGGCGGCGCTAATCTTTTCTAGTGGGGAGACGCCACCGGAACAGCCGGACAATCCCGCCGTCGAGGAGCCAACCAAGGGGGACGAGCCGAAGCAGTCGGGCGAAGAAAAGCCCTGTGAACACAAGTGGGTGCTGGTGGACAGTGTGGCCGCCACGGAGGAATCCGAAGGGTACGAGGAATACAAGTGCGAGTCGTGCGGAGAAAAGGACATTAAGAAGACCCCGAAGCTCGAACATGTAGTTACGTTCGAGGAAGTCTACCTCGCATATAAGGAAAACGAGCTTGCGGCAGACGAAAAGTATAAGGGCAATCGTTACAAAGTTACAGGGCAGATAGCTGGCCTTTCGAGCAGCGGCTTGCTTAACCTGACGGGAGGCGCGACGCTGACTATGCAGACAAACGTTGGCGGAACGATCGTGATTTATATAGCCGAATTTGAAAAAGACCAAGAAGATGCGCTCAAGCAAATCAAGGTTGGAGACACGATAACGCTCGAGGGAACGTGTGGAAGCTCAGGGTATTGGTACGATTGTGAACTTGTAGGATAACCAAGTAAATAAAAGAGACGAGTTCTTTCTGGAACCCGTCTCTTTTTATGCAAAAATGGAGGCCGCATGGACTACGCAAAACTATCAGAACGCATAAAACAGCATATTGCGCGGAATCCGTCCGACCATGTGCCGTACATGGACCTTCTATCCGTATGCCGACAACTGGAACCGGATGATTTCACCCTGGCCCATGAGCTGAGCAAGGATTTGCGAAAACTGAGTTCTGCGGCCCTGCACAAGTGCAGCGCAAATGCGGCGGATTCTTTGTTTGACGTGTACAAAAAGGCCATGTGCTTTGACGCACCGCACGATTTCGACACGTTTCTGCTGTACATCGAGATGAACCGCAAACCGGAGAAGAAA